AATGAGACATCGAGAGTTCCTATAAAGTTTAAACCTTCCTTAAGGATAAGTGATTCTGTAAATATAATCCTCAAAGATTATCTAAAGACTAAAAAAATAGGAACAATTGATACTACAAAAAATACTTATGGATTCATAGGTAATATGAGAAAACCTTTTACTATTCTAACTTCACTGGCATCTAAATCAATTCCAGAAAATTCCGGAAGTGCAAAAGCAGGATTTGTTTTTTATGAAGATAAGAATGGATTTCAATTTAGATCTTTAGATGGACTATTTTCTCAAAGTCCATCTGCAAAATATTATGTTAAGGATGTTTCTGATAATTTTGATGAAAATGCAAGAAAGATAGATAATGATTTTAAAATATTGAATTATTTTACCAATAGAAATCAAAATTTAATAGAAAAATTAAGAATAGGTAGTTACGCAAGTCAACATACTTTCTTCGATCCAACTGATTTTTCAATAAAAAGAAAACTATTTAAAGTTTCTGACACTTCATTCTCCAAAAAATTAAAGTTGCCAATTATATCTCAAAATTCAGATATAACTCTTGGTGATATACCATCAAGAAATATGACTTTTATAAAAGATATTGGAACTTTCGATAGAAATGTATCTAAAAAAGAAAATAATGATCCAACTGAATATCAGTCACAATCAATAATGAGATATAATACTATCTTCACTCAAGATATGAATATAATGATTTCTTCTAATACTAATTTGAAGGCAGGTGATTGTATTGAATGCTATTTTCCATTGCTAACTTCAGGTGACAAAAAAGAATATGATAGAGAGCAAAGTGGTCTATATATTATTAAAGAACTTTGTCATCACTTTGATAGTGACAGTTCATATACTTCTTTAAAATTGATAAGAGATGTATTCGGTAAAATCAAAAGATAACAAAGATTAATTAAATGTTAGACCAATCAACGATCCAAAATAATTTTGTAGGTAGAGATGGGTTTGTTTGGTGGATAGGACAAATTCCACCACTAGAATCCATGAAGAAGCAGGTTAAAGGTGGTGGATGGGGAAACAGATTTAAAGTTCGAATAATGGGATATCATCCCTTTAATGAAGATGAACTCCCAAATGAAGATTTACCTTGGGCACAGGTTTTAATTCCTACAACTGCAGGAAGTGGTGCAGCAAATGTGATGACTGGTGTGCAATTGCAACCAGGAGATATGGTGTTTGGTTTCTTCCTTGATGGAGATAATGCACAAGTTCCAGTAATTATGGCAACATTTGGAAGAACAGATGCTGTTGGTTCTGAAAAGTATGATTCTCCATTTGTCCCATTTACTGGATTTTCAAAAGCAATACCACAATCTTCATTAACAACTCCATTTCCAGAATCTAATGAACCAAAGGAGAATAGTAATAGAACTCCTCAAACATTAAAACCAAAAAAATTAGATAGAGTATCTAAAAAAGCACAACAAAAAGTTTTTAGTTCAAGTTCTTCAGTTGGTAAAAAAGTTGCTCTTGCAAATCCAGTAAAAAATACTATATTTGATAGAATAAAATCTGTAGTTCAGAATTTAATTGATACATTAAAGACACTTAAAGGTAATAGAAAAAAAGTAAAGGAATCAATAAATCAAGCCATTGATAAAATTACAAACATGGCGAATGATATTGTTGGAACTTTATTCAGATTTTTAATTAAAGGAAATAAATCAGGATTTGGTGGTCTTATAAAACTTATAAAAGAAGGATTAAATCTACTATACAAATTAGTTTTTGCTAAAGTTCTTGCCGCAACTGGAAATCCTGTAGCAGCTCATCTTGCCGGAGTTGCTGCTCAGGAAGTAATGGTATATCCAGTAAAACTTCTTGAAGAATCATTCAGTCAAATAGTTGGTCTGATTGTTGATAAAGTTAAGAATAAAGTTTCTAAAATTCTTAAAGATGCTCTTAAGAATTATAAGAGATTTGTTTCATGTGCAGCAGATCAATTTACCGCAAGCTTCTTAAATGATATTATTTCATTGTGTGAAAGATTTTTGAGAGGACCATTGGATGCAATTTTCAAAATATTACAGTTCTTTACAAATTTCAATCTTGGAGATACTCTTAGAGATTCGATTGGAATGCTGTCTGAATTTGGAATTGGATTCTTTACAAATCAATCAGCCAAATCCTATTCGCGAATGGCGAATGAATGGATTCTTGGAGTTGGATATTCTGGATCAACTTCTACTATTGAAAAGAGTATGCAAGGAACTTTTGAGAATATAAGAGAAATTACTAAAGATATTAAGAAAAAAAGGAGAAGGAGGAGAAAGAAGAAAAAATGTAAGACTGATGATATAAAACCAGCTCCACCACCACAAATCTGCATTTTTGGTGGAGGTGGAGATGGTGAAGGTGGTAAAGCAGTTCCTATATTTGGAAATGTTGTTGCTGATAATGATGGCGAAATTACAGCTAGTATTATTGGAATTCAACTTGTAGATCCTGGATTTGGGTATGATTATCCACCATTTGTTGAAATATGTGATGAAATGGATCAAGGATATGGTGCCGTCGCAAGATGCACTATTACTGATGATGGTAGAATTGATCAGATATACATGGTTTCTGAAGGTGAGGGATATTCTGTAGGAAGTATTTTTGATTATTCCATCACAGGTGTATACATTGAAGATGGTGGTTCTGGATATACTTACGATAATACTGAAATATTTGATGATCTAGGTAATGATTATACATTTGTCTTAGATGAAGATGGAAGTATAACACAGATTGACCCAATAAATAATACTAATGTGGATGGACTTCCACTTATTGAGGTATTGTCGGATACTGGTTCTGGTGCCGTTGTTAGACCAATATTGGGTTCAGTAAGAGAACTTATAGTAACCACAGATGATGATGGACAACTATCAGTAAATACTATTGATAGTTCTCAGGTAAGCACCATTACTGGAGATAATTCTATAGAATCTACAGATTCTAATCTCTTCAAGCAAAAATCAGTAACATCTATAGATTGCCCAACATAAAATTATGCCAGCAAGAAATAAAAATATTTTTAAGAGACAATTAGTTAGTTTTAATCCAAATTTTAGGATTGATACTGCTTCCACATTAATGGGTGAATCAGGAACTGATATCTATAAGATATATGCAGTAACTAACACTAAAGATACTCAAAATTCAATGAGTTTGAGTAGTTCTGGATTATTCTCAATTTATAATGACAGGACTATCGAAATATCTGGTGGTGCTAAAAATCGTCAGGGAAGAGAGGATATTGTTATTGTAGGTAATAGTGGAAATATATCTATTACTGCATCTCAAGGCATGGTTAGAATTCATGCCACCGACATACTTATAGATGCTGAAAAAGATATACATTTTAAAGCGGGAAGAAATATAAATTTGGTTACCGGTGGTGGTAGAATTATGCTTGATGGTGGAAGAGTTGACATTGAGGGAAGTTCTGGAAACTTAATATCTCAACTCGGAAAAGATTTTACGAAATTGGCATTTGCTGGAAGTTTTATTGGTATTGATTTCATTGACAACATTACTGGAGGAATAGTTAGCAATGTTGTCAATAATGTAGTTGATAAGGTTATTCCTGGTGGAGGTCTTCTTGGCACTGTTGCTGGTGGATTATTAGGTGGAGGTGGACTTGGTAGTGTAGTTGGTAATGTTGCTGGTGGATTATTAGGTGGTGGCGGAATTGGTGGTGCTATTGGTAATGTTGCTGGTGGATTATTAGGTGGAGGTGGAATCGGTGGTGCCATCGGAGATGTTGCTGGTGGATTATTAGGTGGAGGTGGAATCGGTGGTGCTATTGGCGATGTTGCAGGTGGATTATTAGGTGGAGGTGGAATCGGTGGTGCTATCGGAGATATTGCAGGTGGTGTTTTGGGTGGTGGACTTGGTGGTGTAGTTGGGGATATTGCCGGTGGTGTTTTATCCGGAGATATTCAAGGTGCAGTCACTAATGCCGTAAGTGGAGTGTTGGGAAGTGACACTGGAAATATTATTGAAGGTGTATTAGATGGTGATTTTGGTGGTGTTTTGGGTGATGTTGGGGGGTTGATTGGAGGAAGCACTGGTGGAACAATTGGTGATATTCTTGGGGATATTGTAGGTTAATAGGAGAAAAAAAAATGATAGTTAGCTCTACTTGGGACGCACAAAATTTTAAAACACCAGCTTCTGATGCTGAATTTTATGGTCAGGAGGCACATTTTAATAGAGATGTAATTTTCTATAAAAATGTGACAATTCATGGTGAATTAAAATTTGACTATTTCAAATATGATAAACTTTCTTTAAATGATCTTGATGTTTATGGAACTTCAAGATTTTTTGGACCTTCATATTTTTATGATACATTAACAGTAACTGAAAGATTTTATGTTGGTAGGCCGGAGACCGGTGGAGAAGTATTCAGAATAGATACTGCTGATGGTAGAGTTGGTATTGCCAGCACTCAACCAAAACAACCTTTAGACGTAAATGGAGTTATAGTAACCACTGAAAGTATAGGTATAGGTAGTTATATTCCAGAGCAAAGACTTGATGTTGCCGGAAGTGTTAAAATTGATGCTCAAATATATGACTCTGCAAATTCTCCTGGAAAATTGACATATATACTCTCAAGAGATGCTGGTGGAATAAGATGGATTCCACAAGTTGGTGATATACCCCCAGGAGAACCTGATTTTACTGGAGATGGACCAGCTGGAATTTCTACTGCATTTATGTTTATTCTTGATGAAGGAGTTCCAATTTTTAATCCATAAATTATCTCAAATCCAATTTATAAATAAGGATATAATAGTATAAAAGAATGGCATATTTTTACATTTTAGATCAGGGAACATATGTGCCAACTACTCAGTTAGCACAAGCTTACGCCGCTCTTAATTTTAAAAATGTAAATAGTCTTGGCATAGGAACAGATACTTTAACTCCCCTATCTAATCCAGATGCACCATCATGGATAGTTGATATTGAGACTCAAGATTTGTGGGGGTGGGATAGTAGAGGAGCAGTTTATAGAAATACTAGTGTTGGAATTAATAGCTCTATTCCAGGAAATCCATTTGAAGTTTATACTGCTGATCCACTTTTTGCATCCCCAAATCCAACTTTAGCAGTAGCATTTAATGATAGGGTTGGTATTGGTTTAAGTGATCCTGCATATAAACTTGATGTAGAGGGAAATCTTCGTGTTTCCTCAGATGGACTTGTCGAATCAAATTTTAATGTACAAGGAGATACTGAATTAGACTTAACTCTTACCGTAGGTGGTGCTACTGAATTACAAGATACATTAGATGTTGTAGGTGCAACAAATCTACAATCCACATTGGATGTTGTAGGTGAAACAACACTTCAGGATACACTAGATGTTTTTGGAGCAACAACACTTCAGGATACATTAGATGTTGTAGGTGCAACAAATCTACAATCCACATTGAATGTTATAGATGCAACATCACTACAATCTACATTAGATGTTTTAGGTGCAACAACACTACAATCCACATTGAATGTTGGAGGAGATGCTCAATTTGATCTAAATGTCACTATTGATGGAATTCTTACTGTAAATAGCAATGCTACCTCTATAGATAAAGACACTGGTTCTATAGTAACTGAGGGTGGTGTTGGAATTGAAGAGAATTTGAATGTTGGGGGTAATGCAAGAATAGTCGGAGAGTTAGAATTAGATTCATATTTGGTCGATATAAATGATTTTAGAGCAGAAACTAAAAGAGATTGGAGATTATCTGCGGTAGGAACTGGTGTTTCGTGGAGACCTTCTGGAGTAGAGACTCAAAATACTGTCTGGGTGACCAAAGATGGTGATGATGCTAACAGTGGACTTCTGGAAGGAGATGCAAAAGCTACTATAGGTGCTGCTGCTGCGATTGCGGAACCAGGGGATACTATAGTCATTAGACCAGGAGTATATGTAGAGAATAATCCGATTGGATTGAGGTATGATGTTACTGTAACAGGACAAGATTTAAGATTGGTTACTGTAACTCCATTAAATCCAAATCTAGATGTTTTCCATGTTAGAAGAGGATGTTTAATTGAAAATATAAACTTTGCCGGAACAAGTATTACTGTAAATCATACCGGATGTGGAGCAATAGCATTTCCACCAATAGATCCAAGTAAAGTTGCTAATACTGGTTTTATAGAAGTTGGACCAACACTTGAAGGTCCAAGTGGTAGGTGGAGAAGTCCATATATAAGAAACTGCACAAACTTTATGAGTGGCAGTATTGGTATGAGAATTGATGGTGATCATGCATCTGTTACTGATCCCATCAATAATATTGGAAATAATTTGAAATGTATGGTTTGTGACTCATTTACTCAATATAATGAGAATGGTATTGGAGTATCGATCACAAATAATGGATATGCTCAGTTAGTTTCTATTTTTACAATTAACTCTGATATTGGAATTTATGCAGATACTGGTGGATCATGCGATCTTACAAACTCCAACTCATCTTTTGGTAACTATGGTTTATATGCTGTAGGTTTAGGTATAACAGAATATACTTCAAATGTTGGAAGATATCCCCCATCAAGAACTGCAGATGGAGTTGATGCTGCCAGTGATGTTGTCACTTTCAAAAATATTTCTGACATATACAATAATGTTAGAAGACCATATGATGGTCAAGCAATTTTCTTTGAAATAGATCTCACAAATTATGGAGATGTCAATCAGTCTTATGTATCAGGATTGCCATCCTCTATATTAACAACACCAATGCTCCAAATACAAGAAATTGTAGTTACCAATGGTGGTTCTGGTTTTAGTCCTGCTGCTCCACCAACAGTTATAATTAGAGATGCTGACGATTTAACACAAGATCCAAAAGGTCCACAAGGAATTATTGCAGAATTGAGTCCAACAATTGATGAGATTACAGGATCAATTGTTGAAATAGATGTTGTAAATAGTGGAAGAAATTATTTACCATCTCAAAATCTTGAAGTCTTTATTGATGGTGGAGCTGCAGTGGGAGCTTCGGCAGAAATAATAACACAACCAATATATTATACAGTTGATTCTGCAACACAACCAGTTCCTGCAGTAGGTAGATACGCTGATGCAATATCTTTAATAAGAAGAAACATAGATTTTATTGCTACTGAAGCAGTTGATAGAATGCTATTTAATAATCCATCGTTTACTATTCCTGGTGGAAATGATCGTTGTGTTGAAGATACGAAATTAGTTTTAGATGCTATATCATATAACTTAGTATATGGTGGAAATGATAAAGCATATGATGCTGGAAAAATTTATATCGATAATGCATATTTGGCTGGAGAAGAAGCAGAATCTATTGAGACATTTAATAATGCTAGAGATCTTGCAAAGTCAATTATAAACAATGTTGTTGTAACTAAACAATCTTATACTACTATCAATACTTTTGAACAAGTCATTGATCTATCCATCATTGCAGATCCTGTTACTGGATCAAACCAAGATCCAGCATCTTGTGCAGATGTCCAAAGTTCTATTGATACATTATTTGCAATAGTTACTGATGCCATTGATTTGGGAACTTTACCTACCAGAACATCAGGAACTAGCGTTGGAATTACAACAGTAACATTTAATGAATTTATTCCTTATGAATTATTTGGAAATGAAAGAGTTTCTTTCAAGAGGATAAGTAGGATCCTAACAAGTTCACATTCATTTGAATATATTGGAACGGGTGTTAATATAAATAACTCAACGCCTTTCCAAGGGGCTGTTCCTATTAAGGAAAATGAGATTGTTGCTTTAGATGGAGCACAAGTTCCATTTACTAGCACTGATCAAAAAGGAAACTTTGATATTGGAGAGGGATTCCAAATTAACCAACCAACATCAACAATTCGTGGAAGAGATTTTAGTAAGGCAATACAAGCTGAAGTTACCCCTCTAATACTAGCATTAAGGTAAAAAAATATGGCAGTTGCACCACTTAATAAATTTTTAACAGTTGCTGTTCCAGTTGCTCCTGGAGAACAAACAGTATATACAACTCCTACTGGAGTTTCTGCTATTGTTCTATATGCACAAGTTGCAAACGTTGGAGTAAACACTTATCCAACATTAACTTTTACGCACAGAAGAAAGAGCACTTCTGCCAGAACAGCTGGTAACACCAGAAACGTAAGAGTGATAAAAGATATTGAAATTCCACCAAATGATTCTTTGGTAATCATTGATGGTAGATTGGTATTAGAAAGAACGGCAATTATAACAGACTCTATTGTTATTGAAGGATTTCAAGATGGAATTCTTGATGTAGAGAATTGCGAATATGATAATGTGACAGGTGTTACTACAGTAACAACTACAACACCACATAATTTTGCTGTGGATGATTATGTAACAATGAGTGGACTAGAGTTTACATGTCCTCCAGGAAATTATGGACTTACAACTAGCATATTTCCTTCACCACAACAATCATTTATTGTAGAATCTATCATTACTGATGGTGTTGGTGTATCAAAGACTTTTGTTACTAATTCTGGAACTGTTTCTGGAATTATTCACAATTATTCAACTGGTGGCAAAGTTGCCCCACTTCAAATGGAATTTATTTGCAGTATCCTAGAAAATAGCACAACATAATAATTATGCCAAGATACTTATCGGGAAGAACAAGAAGAACTCCTCAAAGTCAATTACGAGATGATAGATTTACTTATCTAACACTTGGAGATGCAGAACCAAACCTTGGTGATCCATCGGGAAGTGGTGATATTATTCCTGCTGGACCGCAGTTTCAAATAATTTCTGTTGAAGGTTTTCCTGGAAAAAGATACTGGATTCCAAGGGGTGGTGGAGTAATTCCTGGTTCAATTAGTGTATTTGATGAAACCATACTAGTTGGTGGACCCAATAGCACTACAGATTTAATCATCAAGGGAAATGCTATAGTTGCTGAAGGTTATAGAACCGGGATGACAAATCCTGGAACAGCAGTAACTATTACTGTATTTGCTCCCGGAAACGAGGGAGAAATTCAGTTTAATTCTTCTAATGATTTTTCAACATCAAGTAAGTTAACATATGACGTAGCAGATTCTTTACTTACTGCTGGTGATAGAGTTTATATTGGTGCCGGGGGAACAGTATTTTCTGTTAATGAACAATATTATGTTGGTATTGGAACCAATGATCCAACATATACTCTAGATGTCTATGGGAATACCAGGCTCAGAGGAGCAATTATTGATATTGAAGAAGAACCTGGAACTGTAGGTCAAGTTCTTACTAGAGGTGATATTGCTGGTGTTCAAGGAGTTTTGTGGGTAGACTCATCTACACTTCCAGCAGCTGCAGGTGGATTCTATAAGTCTGTTCAGTATAGAAATTCTGCAGGTGTTGTAGACGGAGCAGATAATTTCGTTTATGATGATGTAGTAGATAGAATTGGTATTGGTAGCACAACTCCAAATAAATTGTTGGATGTTTTGGGAGAATCTCAATTCAGTGGTGGAGTGACAATAGATAATTTAAAAGTAACTGGAGTAACTACATCCAAAGATCTTAAAGTATCTGGACTAACAACATCTAGAGATCTGACAGTATATCATACTTCAACATTAGATAATATTGAAGGCAAATTTGCAGAATTTACTGGAATTGTAACTGCTACTAAATTTAAAGGAAGTATAGATGTTAATGATTTATATGTAACTGGTATTGCAACATTTTTACAAGATGTTAAAATAACCGGACTTACAACAACAGGAAGACTAGAAGTATATCAAGATACTCAATTAAAAGATCTATCAGTATCTAACTATGCAGATTTTGATGGTCCTGCCGATTTTACTAGTATATCTGCCACTGGTATAACAACAATTGGCAATATCAAATTAGACACAAATACTATATCAATTTTAACAGGACAAGGAAATTTAGTAATAGATTCTGAGGGTATAGTAGAAATAAAAGATAAAGTTTTTGTTCATGATAATAGTGATTCTACCGGTGTCAATGATGGTTCATTATATACTCCTGGTGGCGTAGGAATTGCTAAAAAGTTATTTGTTGGAGATGAAGTTAGTTTAGCAACGAATTCTGGAATTGTTACAACTGGTGGAGATCTTTATGTTGGTGGCGATTTATATGTAAAGGATGATGTATTTTATGATGAACTGCAAGCAAGAACCGGTGAATTTAGTGAATTTGTAAAAACAAGAGACTTATTAATTACTGGAATTGCAACTTTTAAACAAAAGGCATATGTAGATGAGAGATTGGGAGTAGGAACTTCAGAACCTCAACAAGCTATTCATGTAAAAGGTGGCGTAATATTTGATACGATGCCAACCTTCGAAAGAGAGGGTGTGATAGAAATAAACAGAGAAGATAATGTAAATAGACCTTTCTTCATCAAGACATTCAATTCAAATGTCATAGATGAAAATTACATGAACTTTGATGTTCATAATGCAACTGTTGGTCAATCTACACCTATACTGTCACTTAAAGGTGATGGTGATGTTGGTATAGGAACAACTGTAGTATCAAAACAGTTGGATTTAAGAAAGTATGGTGATGATGCTGGAATTAGAGTTGGAGATCTTCATTTTTATGCATTTTCTGATGCAGACGGTAATCAGAAGGGAAGTCCAACTTTTAGAAATCTGAATACTAATAAACATACGGTATTAAGAGTAATACCAAATGGAAATGGAAATTCTCAATTTGAATTCTTTACAAATGACTATTATTCAAATCTAAACTCTTGGGATAATTTTAGAATTTTTTCAACTGCAGATTATGTAAGACTTGATACTGCATCTGCTACTTCTGGAACTCCAAAGGATATTTCAATTGAAACAGATGTCAGTGCTAATGGAGGAACTAGAAATAATCCAGATCAGTTATATTTAAAGACTGATGGAAATATTGGCATTTCTTCAAATAGTCCAAGATATAATTTAGATATTAGAGGTAGTCTTGGTGTAGATGGTGCTCTGTATGATGGTTTTGACAGTAAAGGACTCAATAATCAAGTATTACTATCTACCGGAGACGTAATTAAATGGGGAAATCCAGATGATATTACCGTAGGAAATGCGGCAACTGCAGATACGATACTATCAGAAACTGCAGATGATAATAAATATTATTATATTTCTTTCGTTGAAGAAAATAATTCTCCAGCAGTTGATCCTCCACTGGCATCTTATGAGGATTTATACAGTAGCACATCAATTAAAGTTAATCCAAGAGAAGGTATATTAGTTCAACCAACTGTTTCTTTAGGATCAAATGCTGGAGATAATCAAAAATTAGCTTCATTTATAGCAGATAATAATAATACATCATACTTAGATGTAATAGAACAGAGAGATAGTAACGGAAGTAATTGGCAATCTGCTTATACTAGAATTCAGAAGACTATTGATTCCACGAATATGGGATATATCCAGTTCAATGGAACTGGACAGGATTATGGAATGGAGTTTGGAACTACTAGTGATGAAAAATTTGCAGTATTCAACAGAAATTCTACAGTAGATTTTTACTTTAATGATCTTTTAAGACTTCAAACAGATAGTGCTGGAATTAAACTAACCGGACCTTTAGATGAAGGTAAAATATTAGGACAACAATCAATTGTAATAGAACCAGATGATACACCGGCAGGTGCAGCTGGAACTGTTACAATAAATGGAGATTTTAAACCAAGTAAAAAATTATTAGATACTGATGGTGATCCAGGTTCTTCAGGTCAGGTTTTAGTTTCTACTGGAACTGGAATAAATTGGGCAACTGATGCAAATATTACTGTAAATAGAGCAGATAATGCAAATAAGATAAAGACTCAGAAAAATTCAACTAATGCATATCAGTTCTTAACATTTGTAAATAGTGATAATGATTCTCCAGGTGCAGATGAGGATTTATATACTGATGGCAGTATTGAATATAACCCAAATTTAAATGTTTTACGACTATCTTCACCTAGTGCAACACAATTAGATAGGGGTGCATTATGGTTATCTGGGGCTAGTGGAGCTATTCTTCTAGAAGATGCAACCAAGAGAATTTCTTTCAATGATGGTGGTGGAGATATAACAATAAGAGCAGGATGTTATTACAATGGTGCTGAAAAATATGCTGTAGATAATCAAGGGGCAACAAAAGTTCAATTAACATCTGATGGGGGAAATGGAGCATTTACAGTTAGGGTTAGAAATAAAAATATCTCAAATGTAAAAGATAATCCTATTACTTATGATTCTGGTGTTAGTCTTAATTCTACAACATTTACCAGAACATCAGAGGCAAAAATTGATCTTGGAACTAATAGTCAAAGATGGGGAACAGTTTATGCTGATACTTTTGATGGTTCTGTAACTGGAACAGCAGATGGTGCAGAAAAATTACTTACTGTTAGAAATCAGTCAAATACTTCTTTCTATTTAACTTTTGTAGACGATAATGCCTCTACTGCATCTTTAAATAGTTTTTATACCGATGCTAGTATTAGCTATAACCCAAACGGTAATAAATTAACAGTAACAAATGCGGGAATCACAAATCTAGATGTATCTACTAGCCTATCACTTACGGGAACAATTGACACTAATGTTCTTCCAGATGCAAATAATACTTACGATATTGGAGAATCTACTAAAAGATGGAAAACAGTATATGCAACTACTTTTGATGGTTCGTTCAATGGAACAGCAGATAAGGCAAAAGAAATTGAAACTGCATCCATTAACACAAATGCTTCTTACTTTTTAACTTTTGTAGATACAAATAGTAGCACTAGAGCAGCTAGAATCGTATATACTGACGGTGGAATATCATATAATCCTGGCACAAATCTTTTAACCACTAGCAATGCAACTATAGGCAATATTCTGAGAGTAAATGGAAATATATTCCTTGGAAGTAATGGTGATGATAATTTAAACTTCAATGCAAAAGCAAATACTACTCTACTACCAAGATCAGATAGCATTAATATTGGTGCAGCAGGAAATAGATTTGGAACCATATTTGCAAATACATTTAATGGTTCATTTAGTGGAACAGCATCTCAAGCAGATTTAATAAAAACAATAACTAAAAATGATAATGCCACATTTTATCCCACATTTGTAGATGATAATAATAATGTAGGAGAATACAATGGATTATTTACGGATGGTGATATTTCATTCAATCCAAATGCGGGCAAATTGACAATAAAAGAGGTTCTTGTAAATGCTAATTTAACTGTAAATGGTGGTTCCACACTTGGAGCAAATTCTAATACTGATATTATAATAAGATCCTCATTTACAGGAAATATAGTTCCAAAAACTACCAATGCAATCGACATAGGAACTGGAACTAAGAAGTGGAGAACAATATATGCAACTACTTTTGATGGAGCAGTTAGTGGAACTGCAGATAAAGCTGATAAAATACTTGTTTCGGGAGCATCAAATACTGCCGGATCAATTTATCAACCTGCCTTACTTAAAAATGGAGTTTCTGGAGATTATGATGATATTCTTGTAGATGGTAGTTTAAATTGGGATGCATCTAAAAATGATTTATATGCTAGTGGTATTATTGCGTCCGGAAGAGGTAGTGGAGAAACATCATTGGCAACAAATGATGGTGGAGGAAATGCAAATCTTTGCTTTAATCATACCAGATTGACTCCAGATAGAAGTGGAAATTCTGCAAGAATAAGTGTTAACGTGGATGCTACATCAAATCCACAAATGTCTTTCTATTTGATTGCTAATGTTGCAGCTGGAACTGCTATTCCACTTGATAATGCAACGCAAAGATATTTAACTCTAACTCAAGCTGGATTATACCCAGGAAATCAAAATGGGACCATGGATCTTGGTTCCACAGGTCTTAAATGGGATAAAGTTTATGCAAATACATTTATAGGAACAGTTACCGGAGCCGCACAATCAGCAGATAAACTAACAAATGCAAGAAATATTGCAATAACTGGAGATTTGGCTTGGAATGTCAATTTTGATGGGTCTGCTAATGTATCTGCAGCAGGAACATTAGCAACTGTCAATTCTACCACTGGAACATTTGGAAGTTCTACTACAGTTCCTAAAATAACCGTAAATGAAAAGGGACTAGTAACTTCAGTTATTACTGAAACAATTGATCTTAGTGGTCTTGGAGTTCCCATTGGAACTGTAATATGGTTTGCTGGAATTGCAGCTCCAAGTGGATATCTTGTTTGTAATGGTTCAGTATTCTCTAATGGTGGAATTTATGCTAATCTATTCTCAGTTATTTCTACAAGATTTAATACTGGGGGAGAATCAGCATCTCAATTTAGACTTCCTAACTTAGAAAGAAGATTTATTGCAGGTAAAGGTCCTGGTGGAACATATGATGTTGGAGATACTGGTGGATCTGAAAATGTAACACTTACCGTAAATCAGATTCCACAACACGCACACCCCTTAGTAAATATTACTAGTGATGCAAATATAACTTCAAATGCAAATTATACTCTAACTGGAGGAGGGCACTCTCATAATTATGCAAGACCAAATACTGCTGGAAATAAACAAGGTGATAATAGAGCTTGCTGGAACGCTTTTTTGACCGGCGGATTTACTACTGGAGGCACTGGAGAACACAATCACTCATTGAATCTAACCTCAAATGCAAACGTGGCAATTAACATTACTGGAAACACTGGCAATGCAGGCAATAGTCAAGCACACCCCAACATTCCACCATATTTAGCTTTACTTCCTTGTATTAAGTATGAATAAAAGTTCATAAATATGTTCTAGAATAAATTAAAAAATATGAAAATATACAGATATGATCAGCAATATTATTTCTACCTTGGGGAAGATTATGCCCAGGCAGACCCTGATGATCCTCAAAATTATATTATGCCCCCAGGATCTACTACATTAGAACCTCCAAAATTTTCTGATGGATGTATTGCAGTATTTAATCCATTAGAAGAATATTGGGAAGTTGTTGTAGATAAAAGAGGATGTTATTACTGTATAGATACGAAAAATATCGTAAATAATGACAATCCATGTTGCAATATGGATGGATATACAAATTTATGTCCGCATGATCCAATAGATAGTAATCATGAAATTATTTGGGATGGGACTCAATGGGAACAAAAATTAAAAGATGGTATTAAATCTCTTGCAGAACTGAGTTTTGAGGAAAAAATTGGAAAAATATTGAATTTGAATACTAATGATTTTGTAGAGAAAATTTCAGATAAATTAAAAGATTCTTATAATGGAAGTTTAAATTCTTTATTAAGTAGATTTAATATTTCTAAAGAAACGGTAAAATCTTATCTTGAAGTTAGTGATGGTGACGCTGATATTAATGCAGCATTCAATCAGTTCTTTAATATTACTTTTAAAGATGCGATTCTTCAAAATATGATCCGACATGATACTATTGAAGATGTATTGAACAATTTAACTCTTGATCCATATGAATTAAGAGATTATTTAAATAGTCTACCAGCAGAAAAGCCAACGTCTCCAGAAAATTGATTTTTTTTGCTTGACAACCCAGGTGGCGCGTGCTACCATTACATGGTAATCAATCGGCAACCAAATGACTGAAGAGTATCTGACTCGATGCGTCCTTGATCCTATTAGGAAAAAGGTGTATTTGTATTCGAGTGAAGGGTCAGAAAAGGAAGTGTCCTGCGAAACCGTCGATCAGTTCATGAACGTGCTACAATTTGTCCGAGAAACATTGGATGAAAACTCAATTTCCTATTCAAGTCCACTATGATTTTCAAAAAAGTTGATCAAAATTCTTTGATTGAACATCGTGTGAAAACCACACCAGAAAATGTAGAAGAAGCAAACAAGGCATTATTCTATGCTACAATGAATCTACCCACAGCGGCAAGGCACTGTGGAATGACTCATAAGGAAATGAAAATGACTTTCCTTGAGTATCTCAAGTATCATCCACCAACTTACGAGGTCTGATACAATCACTTGACAATCTGAGGTTTATGTCTTATGATTGTTGAGTAACTTTTAAGGGAATATAGCTTAATGGTTAGAGCGGCCTGCTTATAACGGGTTAGTCTGGGTTCAACTCCCAGTATTCCTACCAAATGGGACTGTCGCCTATTGGTTAAGGCCCACTGCTTATAACGGTGTGAAGAGGGTTCAATTCCCTCCAGTCCTACCAAACAAATGGGAGCGTGGCGGAATCGGTAGACGCACCAGACTTAAAATCTGTTGGGCAATTGCCCGTGAGAGTTCAAGTCTCTCCGTTCCTACTTGGTATTCAGGTTGTAATGCTTTTATTAGCATTCAAAGCATAATACCATCAAGCGAGTGTGGCGGAATCGGTAGACGCACCAGACTTAAAATCTGTTGGGAGCAATCCCGTGGGAGTTCAAGTCTCCCTACTCGCATTACTAAAATAAATAAGACTAAACAGAAAATGTTATGTCTTATACCATATGCGCTAAGAATTGTTGGTATGACAATGAAAGGATCATCGTAAAGATGTATTTTTTAAATGATGTTCCTTTTACTTTTGATGAATATCCTGATGGACATCTTTATGATAAAGAATTAGTTTTATCTGCCAGTAGTAATAGAAAATATCAAATTGATGATGTTTATAAAGGATCAAACTATTTAATTATGGAAAGTTGCCATCCATACTTTGATCCCATAGAGATATTGAATCCAGATATTTTGCCTGATGATTTAGCATATTATTATGATGAGGAAGATTTTATGGGATAAATAAATCATAGAAAAAAAGTAGATGTTCTAATACCATGCCACTGAATAAGTTACAAAACTTCATTAAGAACACTGATGGCCGTATTTTATATGTAAATCCAAATGATTTGGATTCTAGCGATTCAATTACAAATACAGGTAATTCTCTTGCTCAACCGTTTAAGACAATTCAAAGAGCATTATTAGAATCAGCAAGATTTTCATATATCAGTGGTAGTGGAAACGATCTAGTAGAAAAAACTACAATTCTAGTATTTCCTGCAGAACACGTTATAGATAATAGACCTGGATATGCAATATATGACAACAATGGAATTGCATATTCTGTTCCACCATCGGGAGGAGTAGGTTCTCCCGCACTTTCTACACTTTCTTTGGAATTAGATAGTGTATTTGATCTATCTCAAGAAGATAATATACTCTACAAATTCAATAGTATCAATGGTGGAGTAATAATTCCAAGAGGAACTTCTATTGTTGGTTTAGATCTAAGAAAGACAAAGATAAGACCAAAGTATGTTCCAAACCCAACAGATCCATTCGCACAAAAATCATCAATATTCAGGGTAACTGGTGCTTGTTACTTCTGGCAATTCTCATTCTTTGATGGTGATGATAGCGATTTAGTATATACTCATCCAACATTCTTTAGTTCTGCATACAAATCAACTCCAAGATTTTCACACCACAAACTATCATGCTTTGAATATGCAGATGGTGTAAACATTGATTCCAGGTATAATCTCACTGATCTGGATATGTATTATAGCAAATTATCGAATGCTTTTAATACATTTAGAGAAATTCCTTCATCAGAGAAGTTTCCAAATAGTCTAACTAGTTTTGCAAAGAGAGATCCAGAATGGCAAATTGTTGGTGCATTTGCAACAGATCCAGTAGCAATTGAGAGTATTTTCTCTGGAAATGGTATAACTGCATCCAATCTAATTACTGTAAGAACTTCAATTGCACATGATTTAAATGTAGGAACTCCAATTAAGATTAGAGGTGTTGGTGTTCAGAATTATAATGTTTCAACAAGTGTTCAAAGTGTAATTGATGACTTTACATTTACATATTTACTACCATCATATCCAATCAATTTAAATGCAAGTCCAAGTTCTTCTGGATCTACAGTAACAGTAGAAACTGATACTGTATCTGGAGCATCTCCATATATTTTCAACTGCTCATTGAGATCAGTTTGGGGTATGAATGGAATGCACGCAGATGGTAGCAAAGCATCTGGTTTCCGTTCAATGGTTGTGGCACAGTTTACCGCTGTTTCACTTCAAAAAGATGATAGAGCATTTGTAAAGTATGATCCAGTTTCTAGATCATATGAAGGTGTAAACTTTACAACTGTTTATGGCGCATCATTGCCATTAGAAGCATCACAAACTGATACTGGAAAAATATATCACTTAGATCAATCTGCAATTTATAGAAATGGTTGGGAAACCAGTCATATTAAAGTTTCAAATGATGCATTTATACAAATAGTATCTGTTTTTGCTATTGGATTTAATAAGCATTTTGATATTCAATCTGGTGGCGATGCTTCAATAACAAACTCCAATTCAAACTTCGGTCAAATTTCATTAAGTTCAGAAGGATTTAAATCTGAAGCATTTGATAAAGATGATAAAGGTTTCATCACTTCAGTAATTCCACCAAGAGAAGTTGATGTCAATGTAGAAGAAGATATTGAATGGTTATCAATTGATGTAACAAAGACTGTAAGTGTTGCCGATCCAACTAGATTATATCTGTATGGATTTACTCTGGTTGATGATGTTCCTTCACATATCTCTCAAGGATATAGGATTGGAGCAAGAAATGATGATAAACTATATGTAAAACTCAATGGTTCTGAACTTAATGCAAGTATTTACATGGATGATGGATCTTCATCATCTAAAGTTTATACTGTAGGAAATGTAAACAGTGCTTCTGTTTTGAGTATTGGTGCTCACAATCTTTCTACTGGAGAAAAAATAATTATAAACAGCAGTATTGGAGATTTGCCTGAAAATGTAACTCCACATATTGTTTATTATGCAATTAGAATAAATGCCAACAAAATTAAATTGGCAACTTCATTCACCAATGCTTTGAATGAGGAAAGTCTTGATATTTCTGGTGGCAGTTCATTAGTTGTTTATAGTAGAGTATCAGACAGAATTTCTGGTGAACTTGGGTCTCCAATTCAATATGATGCTGCCAATGAAAATTGGTATATTAATGTAGATTCCTCAAATACAATATATCCATACTTAGTAGCAAATCAATCGACTTTAGATATCTTTACAGATTTAGCATATGTAAAGAGAGTAGTTGATGATAGAAGTTTGGATGAAAAGTTATACAAATTAAGAGTTGTAATACCAAAAGAGTTATCAGGAGCAAAAGATCCTGAAGAAGGATTTATATTGCAAGAATCTGGATCTACCGGTGCTAGAAGTGGAGATTTCACATTAACAACTATTGATAGCACTGATTATGAATATAAGAGAAATCAAAAATTCATAAGAAGAACTAGTTTTGATTCTGCCGAAACAATTACTGTAGAAACCTGCACCAAAAATAATCTAAATGTTGGTGATATTGTAGTTATCAGAAATATTACTGATTCGATTAATGTTGATGGTGATTTTAATATTGGATATAATGGAAAATTCTTTGTGACATCATCATCAGATTATGAGTTTGAATATAAAACTACAGATATCTTTGGAAATGTTCATGTTGTAGGATTAGAAAGCACCAATGACATAAATTTAAGATCAACTCCATCTGAAATTGGTCTTCTTCCAAGATATGAGAGAAGTGATTTGCAATCAAATCTTTACATCTATAGAAATGAAGTTATCTCAAACTACATCGAAGGATCACAAGATGGAATATACCACTTATATCTTTTAAATGCTAGCAATACAATAACAGAAGAATTTACAGGTCTAAAATATTCTCAAAACACAACTGATCTGTATCCACAACTTGATAGAGATAATTTTGACTCTAATCCACCTGCATCAACCACATTTGCACTAAGATCTCCAATTGGAGATGTAGTTACAAATGATCTTAAGAGAAGCACAACAAGAGAAAGTATTGATAAATTTACTAAATCATTTGGATTAGGAAAAGAAATTATTAGTGTAACTGATTCTGGATCCTCTGCAGATATAAAATTTGATAGACAGCATGAATTTGCAGGTGTTGTTGAGGGTGCTATTGGTTCATCATCTGGATTTACGCCAGGAACATATTATGATGTAAAATTATATTCAAATTCTGGACTTACTGTTTGGAATGGTGCTACGGCAAATGTTACTGTTGCTGCTGGTGGCAATATTTCCTCCGTAAATATAGTTTCTTCCGGATCAGATTATTCAGTATCGGATGTTCTTTATTTTGATACCTCTGTAATTGGATCTGGAAATAACGGAACTTACACTATAACCTCAAACGGTTTATCTAGATTTATTGGTGACGTTGTTCAAATAACAGGAGATGGAAATCAAGAAGATGGTTATTATAGAATAACATCTCTTGTTAGCAGTCAAAAAGTTTCCATTGCAAAAACTGCTGGTGATCCAACACCAGTTGTTGGTCAATATGCTCTTGTTGTTGGACCATCTTCTCAAATTTCTTCAAAGTCATATTCTAATAATCTTATTACGATTACCACATCTACTCCACATGGATTAGTTTCTGGAAATAAAATTAGATTGACTGATTCATCTTCAAATAATCTTGGAGATTACTTAGTTAAAGATAGACTTAGTGTAACTCAATTTACAGTAGTATCACAAGATCTATCACTGGTTAATGGATATGTATTGAAGCACGGTTACTCATCAAACCAAGGAATATCTGATATTAGAGAGGAAAATATTGCAGCAAGACACTTTACACTATATGGAAATGATGCATTAAGATTATCTTCTGCAATTAACGACTCAGTAACTTCAAATATACTTTCAATATCCGAACTTACAACTGGTGGTGGAGTAAACAATAGATTCCCAATTGGAACATATATCCAAATTAGGGATGAAATTATGAGAGTTGTTTCATCTGCAAACACCACTCAATTGACTGTAATTCGTGGATCTTTAGGGACAAGAAAACAATCACATCCTGCAGATTCATTGATTAAAAAGATAAAACCAATTGCAGTAGAATTCCGTAGACCTTCTATTCTTCGTGCTTCTGGACATACATTTGAATATCTTGGTTATGGTCCAGGAAATTATTCAACTTCACTTCCACAAGTTCAATTTAAGTCACTTTCTGAAAGAGAAAGTTTCTTAGTTCAGTCTCAAGAAAGATCTGGTGGAATTGTAGTATATACTGGAATGAATAATCAAGGTGATTTCTTCAATGGAAACACTAAGACATCATCTTCATCTGGTCAAATTACATCATATGATATTCCAAAACCAACTATTACTGGTGATAGTCCATCCAAATCAAGTGCTCTATTTGATGAACTTACAGTAAAAGAAAGGTTAGTTGTTGAAGGTGGAGAGTCTGGAACGGTTCTATCTCAATTTGATGGTCCAGTAACATTCAACAAACAAACTAGATTCAAAGATACTTCTATTTTCAGTAAAAATGTCAGAATCAAAGATACAAGTTCAAATGCACTAGATGTCTTTGGTAGTGGTATTATTGGAGGTGAATTATCTGTTGGTAGTAATTTGAATATTGGTGGAGATTTAACCATTAATGATGATAAAGGTATTTTTATTGGAAATGACAGTGATCTAAAGATATATCATAATGGATCCAATTCCATAATTGAAGATTCTGGTTCTGGGGATCTTAGAATACTTTCTAATGGTCCAAATGGAATTTTGATTGGAAAAGGTCCTCTTGCATCATATGAACCAATCTTAAAAGCAATTCCAGATGCTGGCATTGAAGTATATCATAATAATTCTAAGAAACTTGAGACTACAACCACTGGAGTAGACATATATGGAAACTTAGACTTAACTAAGTCAAGTCAAAGTGAAGGTAGAATAAGTGCAAACTATCTTGTAGCACCAAACATCAATCCAATTGGTGGAATATTATTGTGGCCTGGTTCATTATCAAACTTCCCAGATAACTGGAGAGTATGTAATGGAGCATTATTAGAAATTGCAGATTATACTGATTGTTATAACATTCTAACCAATAATGGGACCACTTTCCCATATGGTGCAAATGTTGGAACAAGATTTAGACTACCCAACATGACAAATAGATTTGTTGTTGGAACTGGAAGCAATTATACAATTGGTCAAACTGGAGGAAGTGCAGATGCAGTTCTTGTTCAGCACAGTCATAATGGAAATACTTCGGCAGAAAGTGAAAAACATACTCACCAAGGAGTTAGTGGATTCAACAATGTTGACCACATTCACCAAGGAACTACAGATGATGATACTCCAGATCATACTCATGATATACCATACACTGCAAATAGTTATTATTATTGGTGGTATTATAGATTTGGAAATCTAAACAATACTTCAGGACCAAATTCATTTGGAACTGGTGGTGCTTCAAATAAACACCAACACCCATTCACTACTGGTCCAAACACAACTAAACACCAGCATCCATTCATTACACAAGAAAATAGCACAAGTCATTCTCACAGTTATGTCACTTCTCAAGAAGGGCAAAATGGAACTGGTAAGAATTTACCTCCATACATGGGAATGATCTACTTAATTAGAATTTCATAATAAATAACTAAAAACCATAAAAAATGGCAAATTTTAACAAATCATTCAATTTTAGGAATGGTGTTCAGGTAGATAATGATAATTTTGTTATCAATAACAATGGATTGGTTGGAATTGGAACATCAATTCCAACACAATTATTAGATGTTTATGGAAATGCTCAGGTAAGTGGAGCAACAATAACAAATGAAGTAATATCTGATCAAATTACTACAAGATACATTGATTCTACTGAGGGTGGAACAGTTGTTGGTGTTCTTACAGCAACTAGATTTGAAGGAAGTGCTCTTGGATTGACTGATATATTTGCAATTGCAGTTGATGGATGGCATGTAACTTCTGGTGGTTCATTTATATCAACAACATCTAGTGTTGGAATAGGAACTGATACATCAGACTTTAAATTTGAAGTCAATGGAGATGTTGCAATAGGTTCAACACTGAGGTTGAATGATGGACACATCATTATCAATGCTTTTGATGGAATTGAAAATACTAGTGATATTACTGGAGACAGTAAAAGATCTGGAATAGGATTTGATGTTAGATATGCAAATAATGGAACAAGTGTCCTAGGGGCGTTAATAAACACTACTTTAGATATTGATAACTGTGATCTCAATTTTAATGTAAGAGAGCAATTTAGTCAAGACTTCCCAGAAATACCATTACTTGTATTATCTAAAGAACAGAACGTTGGTATAGGAACAAATTTACCATCATCTAAACTATATGTTCAAGGAAATGGATACTATACAGGAATAGTTACCGCAAGTTCTTTCAAAGCAACAACTTTTGTAGGAGATTTATCTGGAACTGCATCTGTAGCTAGTGATATTGAACCAACAGCAGATGTAAGTGTAAATTCTATCAATAGTCAATATTCAACTTCTGGAGTATCAACAATAACTGATACTCTTATTGTTGATAATCAGTTTGGTTTGGGAACAGATACTCCAAATTCACAACTTCACATTAGAAAGAATGGAGAGTCTTCACTTCAATTAACCAGTGACGGAACAAATCAATCTACTATTACTTTTGGTAGATTGGAAAATAAGACATCTAATAATGCTCAATTGAGATATGGAAGCACTGATGGTTCATTCCCAGATAGTAATGATACATCTCTAGATATAATCAACTATAGTAATGGCGATATTAATTTCTATTTAAATCCAGGTGGTGCAGGTTCTGGATCACTTAAAATCTTCAATCCAGCACTTTCTGAGATATTTACGGTAACAAATAATGGATATTTGGGATTAAATGACACTAATCCAAATACATTATTAAGTGTAAATGGAAATGCAGACTTCTTCGGAGTTTCATCATTTAATGAAATAATCACTGGAGACTCAACTACAAATAATAATTCTATAATTAAGAAGAAATTAGCAGTTTCTGGTGATTCTATTCCAATTGCATATGATTTGCAAGTTGGTAATGATCCTCAAACTCAAGATGGTGTTGGAATTAGTTCCTTAGGGAACATCAAAGCATCTGGAGGTTTAGAACTTGGTGGAAGTGTTTTCGCAGATGCACTTTCTGTAAACAATTCTATTTCTGCCACTGAATTAACAGTATTAAATGATGCTGATATTCAAGGAACTTTAACTGCTGCAAACATTGATTGCAATTCTTTTGGATCAATTGTAGGAACAGATATTACTTTGATTGGAGGATCAATAACTGCATCAACAGGAACAGCAAACTTCAATCAAGTTAGTGCTAATTCTTATGGAGACATTACTGGAACCAGCATAACTCTCTCAACTCCTGGAACTGTTAGCACTGGAGGAACAGTAAATGCTAATTCGTTTGTAACTGCAGGTTATTCACTATATTCTAGTGGAATTGATAATGGAAATGATAATAATCTTTCATTCTCATATTATGACCAAAGCACTGATGGTGGTCTTACCTTTAACATTGCAACACCAGATCCATCAAATGTCTTTTCACAGATTGATTTCATTCTAGATGGAACTGATCTTATCATAAATGTTGCTGGAATTGGTAGTGCAATCATCCCACTATCATAAGACTTGACAGATCGTTAAAACCTCTATAGACTAGGTTTGTCCCGGTTGAAGAGAAATAATAGCTTTAAGACAGTTTAATAAGTGTCACAGGATACCACACGGTATCCTTTTTTATTGCTATAATGTCTTCAGTTGATCCAATTACCACCATGATTCTCCGTGATCATCAGACTGATGCTACCAATAAAATGACTGTCTACCATAAGGGAATCATTTGCGCTGTGACTGGTGCAGGTAAGACTCTTATTGGTGTTTATGACACTATTCGTGAGTTCAAGAAGGAAGAATCACAAACTGTTGTTGTGGTTGCTCCTAGGTTGATGCTTGCAAATCAACTTTCTAATGAGTATTTGGAGTTTATTACCAATGCTTCGGTATTTCATTGCCATAGTGGAGAGACTAAGCATAAGTCTTCAACAAATCCAAAAGTAATCAAGAACTGGTTTGATAAAACAGAAGGTCATAAACTGATCTTTACCACATATCATTCTCTTCATCGTATTATTGAGTCTGGTATCAAGGTAAATACTGCACACATTGATGAAGCACATAATTCTGTTCAGAAGAATTTCTTTCCTGCTGTTGAGCAACTTTCTAAGTCTTGTGATCGTTTCTATTCATACACTGCAACACCAAAGTATTCTTTGAAGGCAAATAAACCAGGAATGAATCGTAGTGATGTTTATGGTCAGATTATTGTGAATGTATCTGCACCAGAGATGGTTTCTAAGGGACATATTGTTTCGCCAAAGATTAAGACTCATACCATCAATTCTGTTAGGGACAAGGAGTTCGGTGCAGAACGTGATTGTATGACTCTTCTTGATACAATTGTCAATGAAGACAATATGGATAAGGTTCTTGTAGCAGCACCAAATACTAAGGTTTTGATTCGTATGCTTGCAGAGACTGATTTCATGAAAGAGATTCAGTCTTTTGGATATGATTTGTTCTGGATTACTGCAAAGTATGGCGCATTTATCAATGGAAATAAAGTAGATCGTGATGTATTCTTCGATACATTGAAGTCTTATGGCAAAGAAAACGGTAGGAAGTTTGTTGTTCTTCATTACAGTATTCTTTCAGAGGGTATTGATTGTCCTGGATTGACATCCTGCATCCTCATGAGGAACCTTGACTACATTGCCATGGCACAAACCATTGGTAGGGTAATCCGCCTTCATCCAGACGATTCTAGGCGCCTCTCAGAAGGTTCCTTGACTCCAGACAAAAGTGAAGAATTTGTAAAACCATATGGTTTCGTCCACGTTCCGGTGTATAATAACACTGGGATCGGGACAGCAAGGAGGGTTCAGGCAGTGTCTGATACCATCTTTGTCCATGGCGAACCCATCATCTCTACAATCAACAAGTGAGGATTTGAATCATGAGGCATCGTGTCATGTGCATGGTTAGCGGTCAAACCTTTTACGTGGAGTGTTATGCTCGAAATCGTGATGAAGCGATTCGCGTTGCTCTTTCTCAATACCCAAATGCACGGGTAATGTCCTCTACTATTGTTTATTGATATGGATGGTTGGCACGTTCAAAACGAAACTCTTTTGGATCCTATTCCTGGGTATCCTAACGGATACATTACCAAAAATGGAGAATGGGTTGCATTAAGTATCGGTGGATCAAAAAAGTTCATTATCCTACATAATGGTAAGCAGTGGCATACTGCTAAGAATTATCCATCGGCAGTTTCTTACATCAAAAAACAACTCAAATCCAAATCTAAAGGATGATTTCCAACATGGACAAAAAACAAAAGAAATCTCTTGCAAGAGCACTTTTCATTGAAAGCGTGTTAAAACCAGACTCTGAACTTAGGCAATGTGCATACTCTCAAGGATGTTTTCAAGAATTGATGGATTTGAGAAAAGAAGTATTGGAATATCTTTACAATATTGATGAGGAAGAAGTCGGATTATATGGGGGAACAGATGAATAGCAATTACATTTATTTTTGTTATTTTACTTTTAGTATATTTCTTTACTTAATTGTTACTGATAATAGTGTAGCATCTTTTGTAACTTACACCAGTAAGATAATTAGTTTCTACTTTAAAAAGCATATTTGGTGGATTTTAAACAATCCAAAGAATCCAATTGTCAAATATATTATTTGGAGGAGATCAATTAAAATGGCAGAAGAAATTATGAAAGAATATCAAAATAAATAAATTTAACAAGAGAAGAATTATGTTATCCACGAAATATAGACTTCAACTTGAAGCAATTTGTAATAAAATTGTAAATCAAGAAGAAGTTTCTCTAGATGAAATGATTTGGGCAGAAAAACTTGCCAAGTCAAATACAACTGCAAGAGAATGGTTGAATAAAGCAAGGAGAACTGCATCTAATCCTGATATGGTTGAGGGAGATTTGGATGATTTTATGAATAAGATGGGTCTGGGAGATCCAGATCCATCTAACCATAAAACTGGTTTCAAATCTGCAGATGAAATTGCTGAATGGTTTAGTCAAGAAAGACCAGATGATTGGAGGCAACGTGACTGATAAAAAGATTAGTGCAATTCTTTATACTGACGGTAGTCAGGAATGTGAGAGAATTCGTATGTTACTCAAGAGTTTAGGTGGAGAATATCTTGAATATGAACTTGGTGTTCACTTTAGTGATCGTCAGTTTCGTGCAGAGTTTGGTAAAGATGCAGAATATCCTCAGATTACAATCAATCATGAGCATATTGGAAGTCTAAAAGAAACTCTTCAATATTTTCAAAATAGAGAGATCATATGAACTACGATGAGTTTATTGCAAAAGGAAATGAATTCTACATGGATATGGTTCATTTGATTGACATTAAACTCAGACATCGTATTTCACTTACTGAACAAGAAAAGTTAATAAATGGTTACATTTTAGAATATCAAGAAAAAGTTAAACTAAATCAATTAAGAGATAGATTTAACAAGTGTTGGGAGTTGGACGGATGAAAACATTAATTCTTCTTTCCTGTTTTTTTCCAATAGCAATCATATGGATTATAATGAAACTCAGTGTATGGATTGCTGCAGTCAATCAAGAACAGTCCTATGTCAGAAAAGAACCTTTACGAAGAAGAGGACCCTATGTGGAAAATCCATATGCTGACGTTGATGAGGAGGAAGAAGAATATGGAGACCGCACAGATTATAGATAGTGCTCTGTTTGAATATTATTCTGAGAAAGGAATGGAAGTTCCTAATTGGAAAAAAACCAAAGATCCTCAATGGTGGATTGATTATTTAAAGGACCTTGAAAATGACTAGAAAAGCAAAAGAAGATAAGTTTCCATATCCATCAATGACATGGAAGTTGGTATTTAATGATCATGGAAATGAAAAGACATGTTACTTTCAATGTGAGGAACACAGGCAAAAGTATATTAAGTCATTAAAACTTAGGAAGAATCAGTATAAGATATCAAACAAAACAACTTGACCTATTGGATTTAAAGTGCTATGATAAAATGGAAATCTCTCTGGAGAAATAAATTAACACAACTTGAAAGGAGAGTAGAAATTCTTGAGGAGGAAAATGTTGGAACAACCAATGAATTGTATCGTCTTGAAAACTCACTTGATTCACGTATAGATATTCTGTATAATGAAGTTAATCCTGTAATCAGTATGTATGAAGATCTAGACAATTTTGAAAGAGCACTTGCACATTTTGGGACAAGAGTCGATATGATTTGCGCCATGGAACTTGGTGGTAAGATTGATGCTGAAACAGCATATCAAAATATCAAAATTGAACTTAAATCACTAAAATCAGTCAGAAAGCGTGAAAAACAGTCTAAAGATAACATTGAATGATGATGGATCATTTACTTTTGATTGGGATCGAGAAGATCCAATGTGGTCATGGATGAATGAAATGTCAGATGAAGAACTGAAACTCATCATTCAAGAAGAAATTAAAAACTGGAGAAATTGAAATGGCAATTAGTAAAACTGTAGATGATTCTTTGAAAGAAGCAGAAGCATCTCTCAGAAATGCTCTTGCATTTGCAGCAAGACAAGAACGTCCTATAATATGCACAACACTATCAAAACTAATTTTTGAAATTGAAACTCTCAGATCAACTGATGATATTCTAGATAAACTTGAGTCTAGAAAAAAGGGAGATAGTGGCAATTTTGGTATGTTTTTTAATAAATAAGTATTATGTCGATACAAACAATGGAAAATATCAACAAACACATTGAAATGGACAAGGATGAACTGGAGAATCCTAACATTTCTGCACAACGTCGCCGTCACATTGAGTCTGAACTGGAACAACTTGAAGCATATAAGTTGAATCATCCAGATGATACTCATGATCCAACTCCACTAGAATTGTATTGTGATGCAAATCCAAATGCACTTGAATGTAAAATTTACGACGATTGATGAAATCTCCTGTTGAATTTTCTAAAGTAGGTTACAAATACATGGATGAGCAAAAATGGGCAGTTTATTTTGAATTACAAACTGCCCAACAAGCAATGATGAAAATGATCTCCAGAGGAGTAGAAGTAACAGGTTTAGAATCTCAAAGGTTGAAATAATGAGTGACACAGATCCTACAGCACCTTGGTATGAATTCATTTCATATTTGAGATGTTGTGAAAGTTTAAATGTTAAACCATCAATGCAAAGATTTCTTTATTATCAACAAAACTATGGGCACTTGTAATGACTGAAAGAACACCACAATGGAGACAAATCTTCAGTGAAGTTACAGCAGATAATGGATACTATGAGGTTGGTAAAGTCAACTTCTACAACCTTACTTCGCTAATTGAAGATCTTTATGTTAGAATTGATGAACTTGAGGAGAAACTCAATGAAAAAGGAAATTGATTTGCATCATCAACAAATAAAGGATCGTCTTGCTGATATAGTTGGAGAGTATCTTGATGATGATAACTATTCTTTTTTGACATTTGTTTATGATCTAAATGAAGCTGTAAAAGAATGGAAAGATTATCATAAGCAAAAACAAGATAAAGCAGCAGCAGTTTTGGCATTTATTAATGGACCTTCTGATAATTTAACTGGAGGTATTACATGTTCTGATAGTAACATTACGCACTTTAATTATACTGAAGAAGAACTGAATGCAATGTGCGATAAAGCAGCATCGGATCAGGAAAAACAACAGTGTCAAGAGTATAATCTTCGTGAAGCAGAATACTACAATCAACGTGCTAAATTAGATATCACTACCAAGAAAGAATGGGATGATTTTTGGGAGCATAAATGATGGATGATCTAAAAGAATACTTTGATGATGGTGCATTTTACGTGGAAGAATCACGTTGGAAAATGTGGAACTCATACGATAAAGAAGGAAATCCAATACTAACATCTCTTAAGAAAGAAAACTGTGTTAAAGCAACAAGATTTTATCTTAAGGCAAAACAAGATGGTTGGGGAGATTCATCATCATATAGTGGAACAGTTGATGGTAAATTATGAGTAAAATTGATTATTTCTCTGAACTTATTTTTACGAAAAAAAATTCACTTGATTCTGATTTTTGTTCACATGTAATTGATAAATTTGAAAAGGATGAACGTAAATTTCAAGGACTTACAGGTAAAGGAGTAGATCTTGATATTAAAAGATCATGGGATCTTTTAATTACTAATCTTGATGGTTGGGAAGAAGAAGATGAGATTTTTTATAATTCTTTACTAGATGCTGTTGGAGAGTATAGAGATAAAGTAAAATCACTAAATCCCAATTTTAAAGTTCCAGATTATGGAATGCAATCTGATAGTGGATATCAGATACAGAGAACAAAAGTTAATGAATTTTATAAAATACATCATGATTCTGCTACTGAAGCGCCGGGATGGAGATTTTTAACCTATATTTGGTATTTGAATGATGTTTATGAAGGAGGAAAAACTCAATTTATTAATGGAAAGTCAGTAAAACCAAAAGAAGGAAAAATATTGTTGTTTCCGGCAACTTGGGAATATCATCATCAAGGACTTCCTCCAATTTCCAATACAAAATATATTTCTACAGGTTGGATGTATTGTGCTGATGGTATTTTTATGAATCTTTTTAATAATTGATTGCAATTAAATATATAATTTTAAAGATATATTACAGTCATGATCATTTCCAAAAATAAGATTCTAATTGCCAGAGAGGAGTGGCAGTGTTCACGCGATGTTTCTAACTTAACTATAAAAGAAATAAACGAATATATTTTAGAAGTATTCAATACAACTACTTCTCCTGTAAGAGCACAGGAGAAGATATATGCATATCTTGAAGACAATTGCCATGATTATGGTTTTTGTGATATAAAGTGTTATGAGTTTGTAACCAGAGTGATCAATAAGTATTACAATTCAAAAATAGGGGTAGTTGTATAAATTATTAAGGACTGTAACAATATAATTAAATGATTATTAAGAAACAGTCCATTATGCATAACTAATGTTATGATTTCAACACAATCGGGCATTCCACCATGTCTCTTCCTATAAAAGCAGGTCAATTAACGGATGATGAAATGATTGAGATGATGGCACTTAAAAATGCCATCAATTTTGATCCAAGCACTGTTTGTCCAACAAGAATGGAAAGGTTTACGGAATTCTATGTTCGGTCTCTTAAAGAGTTGCATAATCGGTAATTCTTTACTGAAATCATTATCAGAGGAAGGCGAGAGTCTTCCTTTTTTTGTGCCAGTTTTTGGACTGGTCCATTGGTGGTTGTGGCATGGCATGGATCATGTATTATTAGGAAATCAAGGGAGGCAACCCCATGAAACCCTATCCACTGGGAATCGACAATCCCATCAAGGTTCAAGCAATGCTGGGAACCTCCAAATGGGCACTATACTGGAGAGACGATTTCACCAAGATCGCAACTTTCCCCAATCAATTTACCGCGATGCAAGCACGTCGCGCCATCATCGAATCTCTCTGAACCATGAAAGACGACACTCAAACTGCCCAGATTCGTCGCACCATGATTAAAAGCATTGAAAATTATGATTTGCAGTTGCTAAAGCGAATTGCCTATGAAGTGCGATGCGAAGAAATGGGTATTTTTCCAGATAACAAGTTTCTTTACACCGACATTGATTGAAAATGAAAACCTCTTACATTTTTCTTGCCGTAATTGGTATTTTGATGTATAATTCATTTCTCTCAAATAGAGATATGAAGATGTTGGATGCATATGATTCTATTTGTGCCGAACAGATGGAGAATCCAAAATGTAGATATGCTCGCTAATCCTTCCACAAAAAGCGCTCTGAGACTCTTCAGGGCGCTTTTTAGTGTCCACATGAAGAACTGTCACAACGGCATTGCCGAAGCGCCTTGTGAGTCCTTATAATATGGAGGTAATCAAGGGTGATCACCATGATCTCACTTCCCAATCCAACCTTCGCAGAATATGCATCCCAGCAGGATGCCAGGAACACCATTGAACTGAATGTTCGTAAGTGGTCTCTGATGCTGATTGATGCCCTGAAGGATAACTATCGTGATTATGCAATTCGTGGTCACGAGCGTTCTATTCTAAATGCTGCCGCACCGGAGCAGGATCCTAATTCTGCCACGTATCAGTATCATCTTAATAAGATTGTTGAACTGAAGAATGGTGGATGTGACATTGATTATGAGATTGTGAGCGGTAAGAAATATCACAAGATTGTATTCATTGATGGTGGTGGTCAACGTTCCGTGCATTGTTTTGTGGATCGTAAGACCGGTGAAGTTTATAAGTCTGCATCATGGAAGTCTCCTGCCAAGGGAGTTCGTTATGATTTGCGATTGATCGAAGATCGTGAGTATCTGTTTGAAAATGCCGATTGGTCTGGAGGATACCTTTATCAGAAATGATGTGTTATAATGAACATGTTATCTGAGGAGATGAATCATGAACGATTATCGTCATTATCATACGGAAAGCGAGCGCCGCCAATTGGATGGTGTGGTGCATGATGCAGAAATGAACGGATGGGAGATTTCCAAGATGAATCGAATGAAGTCTCGGATCAACAATCTTCCTGATTCATCACTGGTTGATGATCACATGGATGATGCCGCATGATCTATTTTCTGATCATTTCACTTGGAGTTGCATGGGCATGTTTTTCACTGTTCAGTTCCAGACTAAATCATTTAGATCATTTGGATGATAAATGGAAAAACTATTAGTCCTGGCAATTTCGGGTATTCTTTTATGTTCCCCGGCAAATGCCATCACATGGCAACAATTTTGGGAACCATTTGTAGAGGAGGATAGTGATCACAGATCACGTCATCGTCATCATCATCGTCATGTTCATTGCACCAAGAGAGTCCGCCGGGAGGAATATATTCCCGGTAACAGATGGAGATCGGGTTATGTAAGAACATGGTATGAAAATGTTCCCTGTAGAAGGCACTATTACTAATGATGTTATCACGACTTGAAAAGATTATGTTTGTTTCCAGTTTCTTTATTTTCATGAACTGGATGACACGATTGTTTTTCGCCATTTTAACATGACATTAATTTTACATGAGGGATATGGTTATTCCAAGAAACTATGTGAGAATGTAATTGCATGGTATTTGGAAACTTATTATCCCGATTATTTTGTGACGATTAATGTATTGCACCGTGGATTAAAGCGTGAACATGTCTGGGGTTATTGTGATGTGGTTGATGCCAAATCCAAGAATCCCAGAGATTTTCTAATTGAGATTCAGACCTATCTGGATGCCGAGGATTATGTTCGGGTATTGTTACATGAGATGGTGCATGTATCACAATGGATTGATGGTAAACTGACCTACCGACGTGGTAGATTGTGTTATAATCTGGTCAGTGTGGAGGATCTTTCATATGAGGATCAACCACATGAAAAAGAGGCGGCACTACTTGAAACTGTTCTTTACAAACAATTTAATGATGGAACAAAAGGAAATTGAAATGTTCATTCGTGCATGGCAGGACTTCATGGAACATGCCGAACAGGAGATTGATGATTATCATGATCGTCAAGAGATGAAGATGTTCTATGAACGCCAGGCGGAAAAACTGGAGATCACCGTTGATTATTATTTGTCCGAATTCATTATTTGACAAATCAAACAAACTAAACTAAACTGACATGGTAATTTAACTGAACTAATGAAAAACATCTATCTGGTGGATTATTGGGTTCCATTTCCAAGTTCTGAATATGGCGGTATTGTTGCCGTAATTGGAGAGAACGATTCGGAGGTATTTGATATTCTCTCGTCGTCAGATACTTATGATGATACCTATGTGCATAACATCATGCCAAGTATTCAGAGCGCGCTAGTGTATCCCTTGGATGGTGATCATGAGTCTGGTATTGTATCGGAGTTTACGACATGACTGAAACAATTCTTTATCGTATTGAAGAACTTTATACGAATGGATGGGAACTAATTGATCCGTCCGCAAGACAATTAACACGGGAACGATGTGATGCACTATTGTCAGAATATGTTGGACGTGGAATTAATCCTAATTATCTACGTGCAGTGAGGGATGTATAGTCCAAAAGAAAATGATTATGTTGTCTGGGAACAACAAAACATTGAGGGATGGGTTTATCATGTTGGAACTGAATATATTACGATAGAAGTTTCAACAACGCCAATGCCGGATCCATCCATACATCAAAAGTATCATGTTCTGGTATTATGTTATCGGAATCAAATTGACCAATTAGTTAAAACAAAATCAAGGAAATCTAAACATGAAGACCATGAAAGAGCATGACATTGCGCTCACATTTACTGTTGAAGAACATGAGATTATGAATGAGATCATGTGTCATACACTGGATTCTATGTTCTTTTCATTTGGTAATATCACCGAACTGCATAACATGGACCCAGAATCATATCTTTCCAAAAGGCACAAAATGATTGAGGGTATTATGCAAAAGTTTCATGGTAAATGGAACGAAAGGTTCGAGGATTGAAATTAAATTAAAATAAACAACAGTAGTCCCACTATTAACAGTAGTGGGATTATTTGTATGTATTGTATGCCTACGTTATTAGAACCACAATGGGGACAGTGTTTACTTATATAATGACCACGTGGATACCATGTATAGTCGCAATCAAAACATGTGTTTAATGGGCGTTTCATTTGTTTACTCCGTATAGAACCACATATATCCTTTCCATGTTAATCTACCATTACTTTCTAATACTTTCTTTAAACGTGGATCTCTTTTAACACCGGTCTTTTTAAATACATCTGCTATATTGTCAAAGTGAAATTCCTGCCATGTTTTTCTATTTACCGCCTTCACTTTTCTGAATCTAAAGTCTTCAATAATTTTCCATACATGATCATAATACTTATATCCATTACGAGCACATCGTAATATATTTGAATTCTTCTTTGCATCACCAGTAATATCACGTGCTGCCTCCCTGGCAGATTCCCATGTTCTAATCTCACCAGTTGCCAGATTCATACCTTGTATTGTGTATCCCTTGGTTTTTTCTGGTCTTTTAGACTTCTTTTTGGGGGTAGAAACTATTTCTTTCTTTACTTCAATTGTTTTAACTTCAGTATTCTCATCAGTAAAGGAGTTAGAATTGTATTCTGGATTATATCTATCTAACCAATAATCATATCTTTCATCTAAATTATTATCTACATCCTCTATTGGTTTAAGTAAAAACATGTGAGGTTTATACTTACGAAGAGCAAGATGTAGTGGATTCCTATCCATACGATTTGATAGGATAATATGCTCTTTCCAGGCAGAATCTATTGAATCTGTGGTTTTTCCTATGTATTTGTGTCCATTTTGTTTGTTGATTATGAGGTAAATGGCGCCTGACATTGGGGCAATAGTGTTTAACTGTATTGTATGTATGTAATTTATATTGTAACAGTGCTTTTTTGGGCATTTTTTGTTGAAATCAGGATATAAGAGATTAAAATGAAGTTAAATTGTATAAATAAAGGGTTTTGAACTCTTATATCTTATGATAATAACTTTTATATCTTATGATAATGGTTCTTATATCTTATGGTAATGTGCCTGGTATCTTATGGTAATAACTCTTATATCTTATGGTAATGTGCCCAGGTCTTGTGAGTTTGGCGTGCGCACTATCACAAGACGCCGAAAATGTCAAGCGCCCGGCAAAAATCTTCACATCCAGACATAAAAATTTGCAAATCCACACAATTCCTTGACGTTTTTATACATATATGGTATGAGATCTCGACGAGAATATATCAGGCAATTAGTTGTATCTCGACGAGAATCATGCTACAATACACAAGTAAACAGTAGAATCTCGACGAGTTATGTACGACGACTACGATCTCGACTACATCACCATCAATGATCATTGTCTTGACGAAGACTCATACTACGAACATTATTCTCGTCTTGAGTCTTATGACGACAATGATGAGGATTATGATAGGTGTGACAATGACTATCAGGATCTTGCATATAAGCATTATGCATGATACAATACATCAACAATACTCATAAGACACATGCTAGCACAAAAGCGTTTAGTCACAGTCACACTTGACATTGCATGTTATGATGATCTGGACATTGACAAACTCGACTGGAGAGACCTTTTAGGTCTTGAAGGTGGAGAGGAAGTTGATGTTACAATTCGCGAAGTTGATCCGTTTTTTTGATTCATTATGCCAGACACTTATGATTTCTCCGGCGACCCTGTGACAGTTCTGGGTCTGGTCGGTATCGTTTCGACTGCAGTGATTCTTTACACTGCATACCGCAAATGGTGGAGTTCTCCCTATCGCAGGTGACACTTTATAGACTGTCCACTGGCACGTTGCATCCCTCCGGAATCCGTGAGATGATTCGTTTGTTCGGAACCCAACTCCAATGACCGACAAAACCAAACTGGAAAAAATCATTCAGGAACTGGAATGGATGCAAAAAGTTCTATACTCAGCACGTCCCCAAGACCTAACAAAACCTGACTGTGATCTTGACTGTTCCTACCCATATGCTGTAGGATACTGCAAGGCAGGTCTCTCTCACACCATCCAAGACCTTAAGAATCTTCATGGAATTTGATCTGATCGACACTGATCTCTGGAATGAGATCATGGATTCTCCGGGTGAGATCTTCGACATCCCCGAAATGCAGGAATCCATGCTAGACTTTCAACAGGAACTCAACTCCGACCATGACTTCTAATTTCATCAGTGCTCTCCAGTCCCTGCCCCAGTTCATCCAAGAGATGGATGCAGACTGGTCTATGGTTTCCAACTGGATGGAGGATCAGTGCGGTTTTCTGACGGACGCCCAATGGGATGAAGTGTCAGAAATCTTCACAGAATATCTGGAGGATCTGAGTTACTGATTCCTGACAGGGGGATGACAGCATCCCCCAAACCTGCTACACTGATCTCAGTTCACCCAACACACCATGGGAACTCGCTCTCGCATCGGTCTTGCTCTCGGACCCGATCAAATCATTAGTGTTTACTGTCATTATGATGGTTACATTCAACACAATGGTCGCCAACTTATTGACAACTACCTGTATAAAGAACAGGTAGAAGAACTCATCAACGGTGGTGATATGGGGCAGTTGCACACCACACATCGTTGGGATTCTGTTCCTCTCAAAAAAGAGATCTATGATTCTGAGGGTAACAGAACTGTAGAATATATCACCACTGATAATGAACAGTGGGTCTATTCTCCAGTAAAAGCAAAACCTGCTCCACTGTATTATAGTGAGCGAGGTGAAGATGCTCCTCCTAGGATGAGCAACTTCGATGAGTTTCTCTCAGGTGATTGTGGAGAGGAATGGTGCTATCTGTTTACTCCTGGTTTGGGATGGCAGTGTTGGAAACTGGGTTGGGGTGACACTAACACCCAAGAGTATGATTTCGTTACAGAACAACCTGCTCTCCTTATGACAGTCTGAGCAGTGGCACAAGGGGGGCAGCAATGTCCCCGCCATGCCCTTAGAATTACAGAGTCAACCAAAGGCAACAATGACTAAAGAACTTTACATCCACGCACTCCGCAAAGGTTCCAATGGATCAGAAATCCTTCGAATTCTTGATGTTCTCTGTGATGGGAGTGACACTTGTGAATCTGGCGAAACTGTTTGTCCTACACTAGACACCATCGAGTTCTGATGCTAGACTGATCACACAGGGAACGGCAGCGCCCTAAAGACTCCATCTGTTCCTTTACACAATTCTAAATCATGTTCCCTAAGTTCACTTCTTCCGCCATCGAATCTATCTCTGATGTTGTCGATGATCAAGTGACCGTCACCTTTACTGGTGGTCGAGACTATACCTACGGTGTGGTTAATGCAGAACAGTTTATTTCGACTCTGACGGAAACCATCAATTCTGATGGTAGCGTTGGTAAGTTTTTCAACAATGCACTGCGTGAGAATCAACTGACTCTCGTCAAGCAGTGATCTAAAAGGATCTCGTCGAGATTGTGACACCATAACAACTGGCACACACAATCTCGACGAGATTATCACCATCCATTATAATGAACACATTGCAATGGACATCATGGAAACCATTCAAGTCAAACCGATTTCATCAAAAGCAAAAAACAGATTCGCCAATTTAATGGCACGCGATTCTGTATGCATTATTGAACAAATCGTGAACAACAAACTATTCTTAAGAAGTGCAAACAATCGTAACTTTTTCTGGGTTGCACTTGACAATGACCCACATTGGATGATACAATAATCTTAAGAGGAAGGGATTTGCCTCTCTAAAATAAAGTTATCCGTGTGGGAAGGAGTTTGCCCACATTGTAAAGAAAAAAAAAGTCACTCTGCGAGAACGTTAAGATAAAATATGGGTATAGCGTATCTGGTGATTGGAGTCTAGAGGATCCTGGTGGTGCGGGATCCTTTTTTTTAACATATTGAAACAATTATTTTATGGCAGGGGCGGTGGCGATGTATTGTCGTCTACAGGGATACCCCTCCCCTCTTTCGATTGTCCCCATACAATAGAGCATTTTAAGACCTTACAACGCCCTTGTGGACGGTTCTGGTAGTGGCACAGGGTTGGTTGATCTGCCCCGTCTTGCCGGGGCATACTGTGCCCATCGGACAAACGGATCCGATTCCACCCCAACCCAGAACAATGAGCGACCTCCAAACTCTCACCGCAAACCTGAACGAACTGCAGAAGCAGTTCGTGGAATCTTTCCGGGAAATTACCTCCCAGATCGAATCAATCAAGAAAGAGGAAGAACAGAAAGAACAGCAGCAAAAGAAAGAAGAAGAACTTATTGCTTTTCACGATTATCTGATTGATGTAGTCACTGAAACTACTGGTGATGCAGTATTCGCCAAACTTGCAGTTTCACGATTGAATCAAATCCGCCGTAATCCTACCCTGTCCTATCACAATCTGGTGACAATCTACCGTGAGATTGATGAAAACGACATTACAAAAAGGCAGGCAATGCTTACACTTAGCAAAGTTTATCGTTATAAGTTCGCACGGGTGAAAGATCATAAAATTAAATCAGAGATCAAATACGCCACAAAGTGCCCCCATTGTGGCGCCATGGCATCCCGTCTTGTGGATCGCCTTCGCCAGGATGGTGTGGCGATCTGATAACCGTCCACTAGGGGGGTTGGCAGGCGCTCTCCCCCCTGTTATTGTTTGATCAGTCGCAACCACACCAATGCGCGTCTCTTTCAACCCCGCCAGCAGCAACGCCCAACTTGGCAGGATCCCTGCCAGCACCACTGAACAGGCATCCTGCCCCGCTACCTGCCCCATGGCGGAAGCGTGCTACGCCAAATTCCACTTCCAGGGCGCGGCATGGCGCAAGGTATCCGAAACCGGCATTGTATGGGAGGAATTCCTCTCTAAGGTTCGCCGGATTGCACGCGGTCAGATCTGGCGCCACAACGTATCCGGTGATCTGCCCCATGTTGATGGGAACATCGATCGCGCCAGTGTTGCTGATCTGGTGGCAGCAAACAAAGGGCGCAAAGGTTACACTTACACTCACCACGTTCTCAACACTGAGAACCTTGAAATTATCAAGGAAGCAAACAGCAAAGGTTTCACAATCTCTGCATCCTGTGAGTCTGTAGAGGTTGCTGATAAAGTGATGACAGAGCACGGAATCCCTGCCGTTGCTGTTGTTCCCTCCACAGAATCGCGCCGGTTCTTCACAACAACCAACGGTCG